TTCTGTTCCATCAAAGATTGTTACTTCGGTGGAAGATGGTTGTGGATCAACTGGAGTATTGGTAGCGTCGTGTCTAATATAAGACATTTTTTATTTTTATTTATCATCGGGCAATGCTTTGCCCATCTCTTTGATCATCTTTTGAAGATCTGCAGTTGACCCAACAAACATGGTATTGTTCACTGTAGTTGGACCTTTACCTTTTACGGGAGCATCAAGGTCTTTCATTTTCTTCTGAAGATCAATTAATTTATCGGTCATGTCTGCAACGTGCTTCATAGCGGCTACAGCGACCTCATACGCTCTAGGGTGCCCTGACTCCTGAGCAACCTCTAAAGCCCCTTGTACAGCCTCCTGGCCCTTGCTGATGAGGGTGTATAGTTCACCTCTGGTATATTCATAATCTTTTTCAGGATCCTCTTTCTTTTTTGGATCCTCTTTCTTTTGTTCGACCACATCAATATCTTCTTCAGCGATCTCAATATCAAAAATTTGTTCCATACTTTTTTCAAACTCATTCATAGTAGATCAATTTCCCCATTAAATCCAAAATCATCATCTGGCATTACTAATGCATCATCTAATTGATCAATAATGCCATCATTATTATTATCTTCTAATGCTTTTGGTGTATATGTAAATTTAGCATTTCTCTTGTTTTGATTGAAATCACCAACTGTTTCGTAAATAATAGCCTTACGAATAATATCAGCTTGATTAAATGGACCGTAGATATATGATTTAGCAGTAAACTGGAAAGTCCATGTAATAGATCTGCGATTAGAATATTCTCCATCCCACGCATCATCTAAATCAACGCTATTCATAACAATAGCTACATCACGTTTTTCATCCATATCAGGAATAAAATTAATTGTGATATTGAAATTTGGCTGGAAGTATGGTAAAATCTGTTCTACAATCTGCAGTCCTTCATCTTGAGATTTGACTAAAATACCTAATTCAAAATCAATATTGTATGGCACAGGAACATATTGAACCCTTACTTCATTACCATTATCATTTACAACAGTTCTATATTTTTGAACAGGACTTGTTTTACGTGAAGTATCATAATTAATCCCAGTCATTTCAAAATACATACGAGGAATTCTCATATACTCATAAGGTGCTCCTGGAGTAGGATCTGGATTTTGCTCAATACGAGCTAAGAATTTATCCTTAGGACCATAAGCAAGAGGAACTTTTTGCACCTCAAGCACTTCTTTAGTTTGAGGATCTTTTTTCTGAACCTCAATATTATTGAATAATGTTCCGAAGCCAACAACTGTTTTTCTTATTGCTTCGTTATAAAAATGATTACCTAACATTAGAAGCTATCCATAAAATTGCCATACTCTCCAAATGGATTCTTTTCAGTAAAATCAAGAATACCATCTGACTCGTCTTGAATATATTTATTTTGATCGTAGTCAGTATTAGGATCTTCCTGTGTTCTGAAAGATTCTACTACCCAGTCGGCACCAGATTCAGAACCAACTAACATTTCATCTTCTACAAAAGTTCCTGTTCTAGTAATAACACGAAGAGTATTTGTATCAGAATTCCAGTTAGAAACTTTTGCTGTTACGTCAGTAATACTTCCTGTAACAGTTTCACCAACTTCATAAGGAATAGTTCCGCTACCAGATACCATCACAATATCGATAGCTGGAGTAAGAATATTTTCAATAAGATCAATTTCTGGAATACCAGTATCGATAGATTCATTACCCATTTCATAGATCTCAGCAGTGAGTTGGTAAAACTGGAGTTTACCAAACTGATGGAATACTGCTTCTACTTCAACATATTTAATTTCGTAAAGGTCTTTAGTCAATGGAAAGAATAATAAATCCCCTTCCAATGGTCTAATAATACTCTTATAATCGTTAGCAGTAGCTTCTTCGATCCAGCGTCTCTGTGACACAATAAATTTAATTTCGTCAGTTACCTTAAGACCAAATTTACTAATAAATTCTGACTGACCAAATCCTTCTACATTTTGGAGATACATTTCAATCTTGAATTGCTCTTCAAATTTTGAGTAAATAATATCATCTAAAGTATTCTCATTGAGAATATTTCTGGGAAGATAATAGATATCTGTTCCAAATAATTTAATTTGTTCGTCAACAAGATCCTGAACGAGATCTTGCTCGCCAGAATAACCTGAATAATACTCTGGAAAATAAGGACTAGTAGGCATTTTATCCGATCATATCCATTGGTGGTAGGGAGTAATCTGTAAGCATTCTTGCTTCTAGATCTTTAACTTCAGCTTCGCCATCCTCCCAGATCTGACGACCGTTTAATGTAATACCGCCAGGTAACTGGACGTTGTTATACTTGATGAGATTTTGACCCCATTGACGCTTCATTAAAGCAGTAGCATAACGCTTGACAAAACTATCATTCCAAACTTGATTCCATTCAGCTGGATCTAATGCTCTCCAGCAATCAATAATAAGATATCTTCCTTCGATTACTCTAGATCTATCAATATCAATAAACAATCTATCTTGACGTTTGTTATATCTATATTCTACAAGACCACCAGTATTAACAACCATGTCAAGAGTTTCAAAATACTGTTTAATCATATAGTAATATGACATATCAAAGTTACCAAAAGTATAGCCTGACGAAAATGAAAAAATATCAAGTAAGAAGTATTGATTGCTTAGACCCCACATCTCATTAGAAGAGAGGTTTGATGTAACACCAAATACTTTTTGAATACCAATTACATGATCTGGTACTTCAATAAAGTTTTTTCTATTTTCCCAATTAGAACCATCTGGATCAGCAGTACTAGATAGCTCATTAGATTCTTGAAATCTTTCAACATCTTCGGCAGTGAACTGATGCTTAAGATACATTCTTTCGACACCATCAAAATGATACTCTTGATAGTATTGAATAGCAGTATCAATAATGTCATCTACTTGAGCATCATCTATATTAATTTGTAACACAGGAGCACCTAATTGCCTCTTGCAATAATCAATTAGTCCCTGTCTAGTGGATGGCTGTGCCATTTAATTAGATACAAAAAATCCCTACCTGTATTTATCAGATAGGGATTTAGATCATTCCTCTTTAGTTTCTTCGTTAGGAGGATTTTCAAGTAGACCTAGAGTTTCTAGACCACCCATCAGCTTAAGCTTATACTCTTTAGCTTTTGTGAGGTTTGTTTCTAGCTCAGCAATTTGTTTATCTGCTTGAAGAAGTTGCTCTTCAAAGTTCTTTTTGAGTGCTTCAGTGTCCATGTCGTTAATGTAAAATGATGTGACGTATTATTTATATCAATATATAATAACTACTCTTCCGTTACCACCAGTAGTAGTACTTGAGGCAACACCTATACCCGAAGAATAATTAGGGTTATCTGAATTGCTTGGTGTATATGTAAAATTGATTGAAGTACCAAAAGCGCCAATATTAGTTGTTGCAGAAGTAACTTGATATATAGAAGTTCCTCCAATATAACCAGAACCACCACCAGAACCAGAGTTATCATCGCCACCAGATTGACCACCATAATATCCACCACCACCACCTGGATTATCACCTCCAGTCACACCATCTCCACCTCTAAGTGGTCCTCCATCTACTTCATTTGTCGCATCATTTGTTCCACTATATCCAGCAACTTGACGACCTCCCCAACCTCCTTTATTTGTTGATTGTGGGTCAGAACCACCACGACCACCTTCTAATCCTCCACCGCCGCCACCATAGGCAGTTCCTGTAGCTTGGTCATTAGCACCACCGCCACCACCAGCAATTAATATTGATCTAGCATGTGCTCCAGCAAGAGGTTCTGCACCACCAAAAACAGAATTAGGTCCAGCAAAAATTCCAGATAATCCTCCTCCACCACCAGAAACGTGCCCGCCTCCACTATCTACAGATCCTTTTCCTCCGCCACCATATGAAGTTCTAGTATCAGTGCTTCCAGACCCTCTTGCCCCTCCTTGACCAGCAACAATGGTAAAGGATGTTCCATTTAAATCCGCACCATCAAATCTAGAAATTATACCAGAAGTAAATCCACCTGATCCTCCAGATGCAGTGGCACCTTCATCAGCACCACCACCAGCACCCCACATTAAAACTTGGAACTCCCTAACTCTTACATTAGTAGGTACTTGCCAAATTTGATCACCACCAGAATAGTCAAATACAGCAATATTTGAAAATGATTGATCTCTAAATGTAGAAATATTTTGCCAATCTGCTCCATCAAAAAATTGTACAGTGCCAGAATCTATATTGAAAATCATCAAACCAATTTGATTTGTTGGTCTTGATGCATCTGTGTGTTGTGGTAGATACAAACCACCAGTGGCATTTATATTCCCTACATTAATTTGAGACATTACTATCTAATTTGTGGTTTCTTATATTTATATTCCGTAACGAGTACGAAGTGCATTAAAATTTTGTTGTACTTCTACTGCTGATAGTTCTCTATTATAAACTTTAGCAACAGATATCTTTCCATTAAAATATTGATTTTGTGCTATAGTTCCAGTTCCAGCAGAACCAATACATAGTGGATTATTTGTACTAGCAGTTGCTGGCGCTGTCCAAGATTCAATTTGAGTTCCATTATAATAAATTCTTGCCGTTCCTGAGGATTCGCTATATGTAACCATCAAGTGTGTCCAAGTATTGAGTGGAAGTTCATTGTCTCTGTCTGCTCCACCTGCTAAGCAAGTGTGTCCACTACCAGTACCAACACACGCATATATATCAGCACCATTATTAAAATCTACGGCAAGAAAATAATTTTCCCATTTTGAAATTATTTTTGCAAGAGCTTCCCCTGCTGGTGCTCCACCTTCTCTCCTACACCAAGATTCAATACTCCAAGCAGTTTCCATATCTAATGTTGGACTATCTGGTGCTTCAGCAAAATCGTTTGTCCCATCAAAATCGAAAGAACCCCCTCCAAAAGAACTGTATGTGGCTCCTGATATTGTTGCATTATTACCATTACCACTCAAATCAATCCAAGTATTTCCAGAACGAGGATATGATTGATAATTAGCGGCATCAAAATGTGCTACTAATCCATTAGTAACAATAGATGGAATTGGATCAATGCCAAATCTTGGGGCAAGTGCCACATAATTTTTCCAGATTTCTCCAGAAGTCAATGCTCTGCTATAAATACTGCACGCAGCAATTTCTCCTTGGTAGTAATAGGGAGCACCTTCATTAGTCCATCTACCAACCCTAACAACCCTTGCTACAACATTTGGAGTATCTGCTGGTGCAGATACAATTGTTTGCTGAACTCCATTCAAATAAATTTTTGTTGTTGTATTTATTGGACCTGGAGTTTTTGTGACTACAATATGATTCCATGTATTTGGAGACAATAGATTCTGTGCTGTTTGAGCATTTAATCCTCCATTAAAACTTGCAGATATTCTAAAATTATCAAATAAACCTATAGAAATTGTATCTCTTGCACTTGGTCCATTTCCATATGTAAAAAATGAAGTATATTGTCCTGTTCCATTAGAACCAGTAAAATAAAACCATCCTTCTAAAGTTGTTTCAATATTTCCAACAAGATTAAAATTTTGAGTAGAATTTTCTGCGTAATCTCCATTACCATCAAACAAAAATGTATTATCATTGGTAATGACTGTATTACCGTATAAAATAAAATCACTACCGTAAGATGATAAATCATACCAATTATCTCCACTACCAGGATAACTTTCCTCACTTGAAGCATCTAAATGCAATACTAATCCTGCCTTAGTAATACTATTATAATCTTCCAAATATTCAATCTCTTGCCATTGAGTTCCGTCATAATACTCTACAAGTTTAGTGTCTGTATTATATCTAATTTCTCCAGAAGTAGAATTATTTGGTCTTTCTTCTGTAGATCCTTTTGGTAATTGTAAATATGAATTATTTTTGGTGAGATCGATTTTAGATCCAG